GAGCACCACCATTAGGAATGGCAAAGATGCGCACGCCTGGCCAAGTCTGGCGAAACCAGCGCACCAGCTCGCGCTGCTCTTCATGCTCGGTTGGTATGCGGTCGGTCAAAATGGGCATTCTGGCTCCCACTTAGGACAGGCATCCACCTCGGCAGCAAACTCGGCTGGCGGTGTCATGAAGAACTCGGTGCACAGGCCATCTGTGCCGTACATCTCGCAGGTGTGACAGCACTTCGGTGGACCGGCCTTGATCCACTCGCGGTAGTCAATCAAGAATTGTGGCTCTGGTGGTCGGCTCATTTCAGACCCCTTTGCATGAGCTTCACCCAGCACCGAGCGCAATGCCACTTAGTGCGCACCTTGACACCACCAAGCGGATCAGCCTCACGACTGCACACATCACAAATCTTGAGTTTGTGCATTCGATTCATTTGTCCTTCAACTGTCATTCCCAGCTCCTTTTTATTACCCTAAAAAACTTTCCGTCCTTGCGATACTCAATCCACTCTGGTGGCGTGGCCTTGTTCATGTTCTGCACCATGTCCTCCAGCGTCTTCACATTCAGGCCACCAGGCACAATGCTGGCGCTGTTTGCAATACTCAGCAGCTGGCTCATTGCACGCTGGCCTGCATAGCCTTCATGCATGATTGGCAAATACTCTGTGATCGGTGTATCACTCAGGCCACCGTAGTAGGTCACTGCCAGCATCTCAATGCCAGAGGCCTTGCTGATGTGCTTGCGCCATGTCCAGCTCGTCACATCCAGCTCTTGGCCATCCAGACCCATGATGTCGTCATTTCGCAACACCATCGATTTTTTTACTGGCTCAGGAAACTGCTCACCGCATGAAGGGCAAAGCATCACCGAGATGTGCACCAGCTCACCGCAGTGATCGCACACCTTGACTGGTGCCTCGCCATTTCCATCGCCACCCTTCTTGGGCGGCTGCACATTGGTGATCGGACCATGCGACTCGACCACACCTGCAAAGTCGAGCACCAAACAGTGATCGGTGTGCGACTTCACGCGCATGCCGCGGCCTGCCATTTGCACATAAAGACTGGCGCTCATGGTCGGGCGCAGCATCACCACCAGATCGATGTCGGGATAGTCAAAGCCAGTGGTTAGCACATTGGCATTGGTAAGCGCACGCACACGGCCAGCCTTGAAGTCGGCCAGCATGCGCTCTCGCTCTTTTTTTGGTGTCTCGCCAGTCACACACTCAGCAGTCACACCCTGCTGGCGCAGGACTTCGGCCACGTGCTCGGCATGCTTCACACCAGCACAAAAAAACAGCCATGCCTTGCGCTCACCGGCCAAACCCATGACCTCATGCACCACGGCCTGATTCTTGTCGTCAGTATCCACAGCGGCCTGCAACTCGGACTCAATAAACTCGCCACCACGCTTCTTCACGCCACTCACATCCAGCTTGGCCTTGGTGACCTTGGAGCGCAGTGTGGCCAGATAGCCCTTGAACACCAGCTCCTCGATGCTGACAGGCGTGAGCAGATCGTCAAATAGCGCAGGCTTGTCGGTGATCAGGCCATGCCCCAAGCGGTAAGGCGTGGCAGTCAGGCCAATCACGCGCAGGTGTGAATTGATGGCCTTCAACTCGCCAAGCAGCTTGCGGTAGCCACCCTCGTCCTTGTGGTTGACCAAGTGGCACTCGTCGATGATCACCAGATCGATGTGGCCAAGCTCACGCGCCTTGGTGCGCACCGACTGGATGCCAGCGAACGTGATTGGCTCGCTCAAGTCTTTCTGTCCAATGCTGGCGCTGTAGATGCCCATCGGTGCACCAGGCCAATGCTGGCGCATCTTTTCGGCATTCTGCTCGATCAGCTCCTTGACATGGGTGAGCATGAGCACCCGAGTCTCTGGCCAGTTCTGCAAGGCATCCTTGCACAGCGCAGCCACGATGTGCGACTTGCCTGAGCCGGTCGGCAGTACCAAGCATGGATTGCCAGCATTGCCAGCCTCAAACCATCGGTACAGCTCGTCGATGGTGCGCTGTTGGTAGTCACGGAGCATCAGCCAACCACCCTTCCACCAAAGTCCTTGCGCATTTCAGCGATCAAAGGATCACCACTGGCGCAGGCCTCAGCATTGGCCAGCAACTCCTTGCTACCCCAAACGCCTTCCTGCTCAGGATCACCATTGGCCAGATTCACGCCATTGATCTCATACACAGCAGTGAACTCGTTCGGACCATCCTTGCGCTGCCAAGGAACCAGATCAGGATGCAGGACATGACCCTCACAGCCAGTGCGCTGGGAATCCAAGGGAATCTCAGCATCCCACTTGGCGCAGTGCCAAGTCGAGTCAGGCATTGCTGTGGCCAAAGCGCAGGTGCGGCAGTTCACATGCTTGGTGGTCTTGGACTGGTGGCAGAACTCATGCGCATCGCAAAATTTGCATTGATACCAGCTCGCATCTGAGCTGATCGGCTCAGGCATCCGGTCACTCAAAGCAATGCGCTTGCCACGAACAATAGCCTTGTGCGCCACATCCTTGTCGAACTTCACGCGCTCGGTGTGGATGCGGTCGTCATCCTTGCAGACCGTCAAGTACAGCGCACGATCAATGTCAGTGCCAGCCATGTAGACCTGCATCTGCACAAAGTGCTCAGGCTTGGACTTCTCCACGCCATTCTTCTCAAGATCATCAAATGCTTTTTTGGATGCGGTCTTGAACTCGGCAATGTGCTTGGTCTTGGGTGCTTCTGGCACACCCTTGTCGATGATGGCATCCAGCGATCCAGACACATGACAGCCAAAATCCACACGGTGCTGGGCAGACACCTTGCGAACATCGATGCCAATGGCACGCAAGTCGCTGATGATGTTGGCCTCCTCTTGGTGGCCACGCCTGAACAGGCGCAGGATTCGACCAGGGAAGCTCGGCTGCACAGCCCAGCGGAAAGACAGCCACAGCCACCGATCACATACATGGCCAAGCGTACTGGCCCCAAGGTGTGGGCGTGGCACCTCGGCAATGGCCTCATGGTGTTTGTCAATCAACGACTGGATGCTATTATCTGGCTCAGGGATTTTCATGTTTGTCTCTCCTTTGATGAGTTTGCCCAGACCAGTTCACGCTAGTCTGGGCTTTTCTTTTCTTACTTCTTAGCCCAAGGCGGTGCGGCCTTGGCAGGTGCAGAATTGCTTTGGACTTGAGGAATGGCCGCAGCTGGCGCTGCACTGCCAGACACAGACTTGAAGCCCTTGACCTCATTGCTTGCACCGTACTGCGCGTCCTCTTTGACCTCCAGCTTGATGGCGATCTGGCCACCAATCAACTGATCGGTGTCTGTTACCTTGGCCAAGCCAATCGCACGCATGATGTCTCCCAGCTGCTGGCGACCAATCTCCTCGGCCTTTGGATTGGCATTCTTGATGTTCAGATTGCCAAACACCACGCGACCTTGGTGGCTTGGGCCAGTGATGTCATAGCGCAGTTTGATGTACTGGCCATTGCCAGCCTTGGTTGCCTTCAACTCAGACTGAGAGATGGTGGCGGTGTACCAGCCAGCAGGCAGAGGCTCAAAGTTGCCATTGCCTTGGGGCAGTTCGTTGACGTTGAATTCTTCGTTTAAAAAAGCCATGATTTACTCCTTGGGGATAATTTTGAAAGATGGGCGGCCAGGCTTGGCCGTGATTGCACCGGCAAGCGGTTTGGTGATGGACTCATCTGCTGCCTTCCAGATGGCCATGTTGATCTCAGGCTTCCAGCGGAACAACTTGGCCAAGTGATCGGTCAAACCGAACTCAGCGGCAAGCTCTTGCACCTTGTCTCCGTCAACCTTGCGGTCGATGCGGCCAACGATCTTGATCTCAAATCGACCAGGCTCGACGGTCTCTGTGCCTTCAAGGTTTTCGGCAATAGTTGCCAGCTTCTTGATGTGGTCCTCAATATCGCGTCGATCCGCTGTCGCATCTTCTTCCTGCTTCTTGCAAGCCAGCCACATGGTGGCCAGCTCATTCATGTCATTGGGCAAAGTCTTGGTAGTCATGCTTTGCCTCCGATCTTGGCAATGATTGCACCCAGATCAGGCGCTTCCCAAGCCTCCAATTTGCCAGAGCGATCCTTGGCCAACCAAAGGCCATCAGAGTCGCACATCAGCGCACGCTGGGTCACACCCTCGGCATCGCGCTCAACACGCAGCGCCAGCACTTCATCAAAGAAGTAAGGCAGGCCTTGTGTCAGGCTCTTGCCAGGCATGCCTGGGTTGTAGAGCATCTTGCCCATCTCATCGGTTGACTTCTCCAGCTTGGCCGACATGTAAACATGCTTGCCTGGCAAATCGCGGAAGGCGCGAATCAGCTCCTGCATGGTGCTGTTCATCTCGCCATACGCTGCGCGGCCATCCTTAGACTTCTTCATCTCATGGGACAACACCACCTCAGCAACTTCGCTGATCGAGTCAAGCGCCACCGACTGAAAGCCTGCGGCCTCCTTGCTGTCTCTGGCCCATGTGAAGGCCTCGCGCAAGTCGTCCATCGAGGCGATCTCGATGTAAGGCAGGTCAGCGTCCTGAATGGACAGCAGGCCACCCTCGGCACTGAGAACGATCACATTGGGCAGGGTCTTGACGAGCGTG